AGCGTCGCCCATATATTAAGGCTTTATGGAACTTATGCGTTACACCTGAAATATTGGCATCAACACCGGAAGATGAAAACTGGGGCTACTGGCCAATGATAACAGCCACCGCCACCCAACGCGCCGAAGCCTTTCTCCGAACCCTCAACCTCTGGACCGATGAGAGAAACAAAAGACTTAAATCAAATCAGAATCAAAACAGAGTATCCTTTGATCTTTGCTTCCCAGGACCCGTGGTATATAGGAAACAAAAACTGGAAACGAATGTCATCGAACAACAAGGAAACCTTTAAAGATGGAGTTTGGACAATCAAAGTTGGTGACTCCGCTGAAGCATGGGCTAAAAGCATCGGTAAGCTGGTCGCTCATAAGTTTCCCGCCGATAAACTTGTACTCGATTTCTCCGAGATTCGTCCAGCAGGGGAACGTCTTGCAGGATACGGTTGGATTAGCTCAGGAGATGCCTCACTTGCTAAAGCCTATACAGCTATCCACAAGCTCTTGAATCGTCGTAGTGGGTCTCTGTTGACCCGTATGAACATTCTTGATCTGGTGAACTGGATGGGAACTGTGCTGTCATCACGCCGCAGTGCAGAGATTGCGCTGTTTGAGTATGGTGAAGATGAATGGAAAGAGTTTGCAGTAGCTAAGAAGGACTTCTGGGTATCTAATGAGCAACGAGCACAATCTAATAATAGTTTACTGTTTAAGACTAAGCCTGCTTTGAATGAGCTTCAGGACATCTCTAAGCTAATGGTTGATTCAGGAGGCTCAGAGCCGGGATTTATTAACGCTGAAGCAGCTACGAAGCGTGCTCCGTGGTTTAAAGGCTCTAATCCCTGTGTAGAGATTCTGCTTGGTAATAAGAGCTTCTGTAACTTGACTGAGATTGACTTGAATAAGTTTCATGGGGACTCTGATGGACTTCGACGTGCAGTGCATATTGCAGCTCGTGCAAACTATCGTCAGACCTGTGTAAACTTGCGTGACGGTATCTTGCAAGAAGCATGGCACTTGAATAATGATTTCCTTCGCCTATGTGGTGTTGGATTAACGGGTATTGCTACTCGACCTGATTTGAAAGCGTATGATTATGCAGAACTTCAACGAACAGCGGTTGCTGCTGCTTATGCAATGGCTGATGAACTTGATACACCTCGTCCAAAGAATGTCACTACGGTTAAGCCAAGTGGTACTCTTTCAAAGATTATGGATACTACTGAAGGTGTTCATAAGCCTCTCGGTAAGTACATTTTCAATAATGTTGTGTTTAGTAAGTTTGATTTGGTCGTGCCTAAACTTCGTGCTGCTGGCTATCGTGTCTTTGAGCATCCATTTGATAAGGAATCTGTACTGGCGACTCTACCTGTTGCGTGGGACACTGTACAGTTTGATAAAGTAAATGGTGTTGAGGTTAACTTGGAATCTGCTGTAGATCAGCTTGAGCGTTATAAGATGCTTATGCAAACGTGGTGTCAACAGAATGTATCAGCAACTATTAGTTATGATGCCTCTGAAGTACCATCTATTATTGATTGGTTGTTATTGAATTGGGATAACTATGTGGGTGTATCATTTCTGTTTCGTAATGACCCTACGAAGACAGCAGCAGACTTAGGTTATCCGTATCTGCCTCAAGAGGTAGTAACTAAGGCTGTGTATGATGAATATGTATCTCGTATTGCTCCATTTGTAGTAGACGAGACTACAGTGTCTGATACACTAGATGATGATTGCAGTTCGGGCAGTTGCCCCGTTAGGTAGTTGACTTCTCTGCCCAATCGTGATATAATATAGTTTTAATAGGAGACATTATGAAAGTATTAAATCTGGTTGGGCAGGTTTTTGGAAAACTCACTGTTTTACAGTTAATGGAGAGTTCTCGTGACGGTTCTAGGCTGTGGCAGTGTGTTTGTGAGTGTGGTAATACGTACCAAGCAACTTCTCGGCACTTAAACAGGGCAAATAATAATGTACGTTCTTGCGGCTGTGACCAGTTTAAGAAGGGAAGTAGACATGCTCAGTGGGAAGGGGCAGGTGAAATATCAGGCCATTGGTGGAGTGGTCATATTAAACACTCTGCAAACTGCCCTTCACGTAAAGCTATCGAGTTATCTCTAACTAAAGAAGAAGCATGGTCTTTATTTCTAAAACAAGAGAGACGCTGTGCTCTCACAGGTGTTGTTCTTACTTTTGATAATAAAAGCCATACAAACACTGCTTCATTAGATCGAATTGATAATAACATAGGATATAAAATAGGAAATGTGAGATGGGTGCATAAAACCATCAACATGATGAAACGTACTTACTCAGATACTTATTTTATTGAGTGGTGTCAAAGAGTGGTTTCACAAGTAAGAGAATCAAAATAGTTTATTTTAAAACCAAGTAAGGAGAATATATGATTATCGACTATGAACTTATTGCAGGCGTGAAGATTGGACTTGAATCTGACCGTGTATATATGATGGATGAAGATGAGAATACTGATGAAAACCCTACTGAGGTTATCTACATCCACTTAATTCTATTCACTATCTCTCTTATCTTTAATTAACAAAGTATAGACGTTAAAAAGCCTCCAAAGCTGTAAAGCTAAGGAGGCTTTCTTGTTTCTATTGAGCAGCTACGCCCTTAGTCTTCTCAAATGTTCTCAATCCACCTAAGCCAAGCATTCCAAGCAATAGCTGCCAAAGGTTATCATCTAGGCCGGGGAAGATCAGCTCAGGATAGAAGGCTGTAACGAATGGGCGTATCAGGTATTGATACATCAAAGCAAGTCCACATACCCAGCCTATGAACGGCCTCCAGCCAGCTACGAAGACATTAGAACTAGCTGCTTCAACCTTATTGATGTCAGTCTGTGCAATCATTGCTGTAAGCTCTCCTGACTGCTGGAGCTTGTACAGTTCAAGTTTAGCTTCAGCGGCCTTCACAGGGTCAGGGAAGACCTTATCGAAGACCTTTGAAGCTATGCCAAGGAGTAGGTCAGTTACAACCATTATGGATATACCTTTCTATCTAATTCATAGTGAGGTCCATCTCTGAAAGACATCCAATCCCCGCCCCACACAATAGGAACATTAACTGCCACAGCAATCTTTTTGATATACTCAGCCAGTTCAACATACTTATCGAAGTCCCACGATGCCTTACCGTCAATGATGATACAAACATCTACAGCATTACCTGTTAGATGCCTGCTATTCATTGTCTTGCTCTTACCGTCTTTAAAGAGTTGCTTCTGACGCTCTAGGCTACGCAAGCCTTCGGTGATTGAGAAGTCATAGGGTGCTTCTCCGATGGCTGCGTAGAAGAGGTCTTGAAGGCTCTTATGGACGGTACTTAGGTTAGCTTTACTTTGAAGTCCGAATTGATGGGTCATTGTTATTGCTCTAGTTGAGGATTCATTCCAGATAACATACCTCGCCATCCATAACTTGGCTGTGGTGCTTGTACATTCCCTGAAAGAACATTTGAAATAAGTCCTTTAGTCTGCGCTGTACGAAGATAGTTCTGAAGTTTATCAGCAGTAAACCCAGCAACAGGGACAGCAGCAGCCAGTGGGTTACTAATAGTACCTGCCAGTGAAGCACCTGCAACAAGTTGACTACGCTGTGGATTAAACTTTGCAGCTAGACTAAGGAGAGGGTCAGTTACTCCCCCTTTAGCAACACTCTTAATAGCATTCTGTTCTGCTTCAGAGAATAGAGACATCTTAGACTTATTAGTAGCTAGATTAATTAAACCCTTTCGAATCAGTTCACTTTCAGAAGCATTTGGATTTAATTGTTTAACTTCTGCTACATTTAAAACATCGTCCAGCACAGCTGCTTTAGACATCGTTCTCCAGTCCTTCCGTGCATTCATCACGCTCTCAACTGCTTTATCTACACCGCCTGTCCCTGACATAATATCTCTACCTGATAATGAGGATAGCTTCTTGTCAATACCTGAAACAACAATACCAGCCAGCCTACGTTCGTCAGGTGAACCAGTTGATTTAAGAGTTGTTGCCATAGAGCGCATCTTTTCAAGTGTAGTGAAAGGAACTCTTTGTGTTCCAATGATCTGCTCGTAGTTATCAACCAGTGCATTGATGCGCTGTGTTCCCGGGTCATTTTGAATAAAACCAGCATCATCTAAACCACTGCGAATATCTTTGACCATAGATAACGCAGAGGAAGGCTTTACAGTTATTCCCTGTTGTTCCATTTGAGTATATGCACGCTGTGAACGCTGTTTAATATCTCCAAGTGTTATAGGAGCATTTGGCTTACCTGTTGCTTTATCTATTCCCTTTCCTGTAGCACCCCCAACAACAGCACCTGCTGCCATTCCAGCAATTGTTGCAGCTAGTGGGCTATCAGTAAGTGAGAGGGCTTCTTCCGCTACTGGCTGTGACAGCGCCCCAGAAACACCTGCTACTGGAATCTGTTTAGAAAGGTTAGCAGCTAGAGGAGCAACAACACCTCCAATCTGTTTAGCCAGTACCGCTTGTGCGCCTGTGCCTGTCATGGCTCCCATGCCCGCCTGTGCTGCCCTCTCCATGCCTGTCTCAGCTACAGGCAAACCAGCAGCAGTCATCAGCTCTTGTAAACCTTGGCTGGATGGCTTCATTGTCTGAGAACCTGTTGCAAGATTAACACCACCTGCTAAGAAGTCTGCCATTGCAGCAGGAACAGAAGTTAATCCTGTAATACCTGCTCGTGTAGCAAGCCCTGCTTGTCTTCCTAATTGAGAAAGCATAAAAGGTTCTTCTTTAGCAGGGGCTGGAATAGATGGTTGATTTGCCTTAGACAAAGCAGCGCCTATCTCAGCATCAGACATATTATCAGGAAATTCAATTACATCCTTACCGACCTGTACATATTGTGCCATTTATAGTGCCTCTAGTTTCTGTGTCTGTGGATTCCAGCGTTTAGTAGCAGCAGGTGTGGCAGGTGTTCCGGGAGTATTAGTTGCTTGTACACGATTACGCGCTGCTTTTAAATCATTTGTAATCTTATTAACTTGAGCATCAAACTCAGCGGGTTTCATTTTAGTGCTTAGTGCTCCAACAGCATCAGTAAGTTTCTTACCCTCTACATCTGACAAAGCACCCATTCCTTTAAGTGCCGCTACTTGTGGTAAGAACGATTGAGCTTTAAATGTATCAAACTGTGCTGCAAAACCAGCAGCATCTGTACCGGGAATCATAGCCATTGTTGAGCCAGTAAGTTTACCAACTACATCCTTTTTGCCGGGATGAGATACAATAGCCCCGAGTGTATCTATTGCAGTATCAAAGGAGGCTGTGCGTCCTTGATTAGCCACCTCAGTCGCACGTTGTTTTTCAGCAGCTTTAGTTTTCAAGTCTTCCAAGCGTTGTTGTTGAAGTTCTTGCTGAATCCCCGTAGAGCCTGCCTTTAACGAGGCAGCTAGAGAAGCAATCTCTTTCTTACCTTCTACTTGTAATTTAGCAATCTCAAGTTTAGTGGCTCCTTGCTCTCTAGCAGCCTCTACCTTAGCTTCTGCCGCCGCCTTAGCAACGTCAAGAGCTTGCGTACGAGCAGCTTCTTTATCTGAAGCACCTTGTACAACTGCTAATACCTTGTCTGGACTACCATATTGAGCAACAACAGATACGATCTGCTCTTGTGTTGGATTAGCACCTAGTTTACTTAGAGCATCTCTTAACTTAACGTCCTGTGCTGCTTTATATTCAATAGCTCCAGCTTCTCCAGTAGTCTTCTTGAGTTCAGCTTGTTGTTGCTGTAGTTTCTGAAGAGCCTGACCAGCCTGCATAGCTTCAGCACCGTAGCCAGCCTTACGAGCACCTTCTACCATGCCTGTAAGACCTGCAACCGTAGTTGGGTCATATTGTTGACTCAATCCACGCAAGAAAGAAGCCTTCTGCATCTCAGGGTCTTGAGCACCCATCAAACCAGCTACTCCAGTGCCTAGCTGACTAGCTCCTTTATAGATACCGTAAGTAGCCCGTTCAAAAGGGTCAAGTGCGGCATATTTCAAAGCCTGAGCATCTAATGCTGCTGCTCGTTGAGCATTCAAGCTCTCTGGTGAGACTCCGAAGAGTCCTTGTACAATTTCAGCCATGATTAAATCCCTTGCTTGTTATTTAGCCACATTCCAGAACCCATCGGAGCATCTGTTGATGCTGGGTACGTTATAGGAGTATAGGGTGATTGAAAGCCTGTCATGTTAGTTGGAGTAGGAGTTCCTTTCCACCAGTCACTGATAGCAGTACCAAGCGCTTGATTATCACCCAAAGACGTAAGACCTGTTCCCCAAGGACTATAAGCATCGGCCTTAGCCTGAGAAGCCGCCGCTAGATTACCTCCTTGGAACAAAGCATTAGCTGCTGTAGCCCCTGCTGTAGCTGAACGACCACCAAGTTCTGCACTGAGTGTGAGAGGCTGTTGAGCAGCACTCTCAAGTGTCTGTGCAAGGCCGAACTGTGTCTTATACGGGTTGTAAGCAGCACTCTGAAGGTCTAAGCCAGTACCCATCAAACCAGCACCAAACGTAGCCTGAGCTTGACCCATCTGAGTAGCTTGTCCAGCCAGTTGATTCTGTTGGTTAGCTAAGGAGTTATAGTAAGCAGCAAGCTCAGGATTAGCTGACTGGAGATTACCACCTTGAGCTACAGAGAAGCCACCACGCCCTGTATTCTGAAGTTGTTGCTGTAGGGCTGCATAGGTCTGATCTTGACCGGGCTGTAGAATAGCTTGTTGTTGCTTCATCCACTGTGCAGCAGCCTCTTGAGGATTGATAGCTGAATACTGTTGACCTAAATTAAACAATCCTTGACCTGCTTGAGCATTCGTTCCTGCTTGAGGTAGAGCAGCACCAGCGCCTGACATCAATTGATTCTGCTGTGCTAGAAGCTCAGGAGACATTGTGTAGCCTTGGCTGGTAAGGTCACCACCCTTCATTGCTCTCTGCTGATAATCAGCAGAGGCTGCTGCAAATTCTTCAGGTGTCTTATAATCTGCCTGTGTTGGTGCTGCTTCTCCGGGTAGCGTATATCCGAACTGACTAGAACCGAAGCGAGTAGTGGTTCCGATAGGTTTAAACTTTGCAGCCTCTGCTGCGATACGGGCAGATTCTAGTTGCGCTTGGGCTTGTGTATTTGCAGCATTCTGTGCTGCGTTACCTGATATTGAACTTCCGAGCAGTCCCATACCTCCCATAATTCCCGCTGCAATAAGTGGCATATTATATTCCTTTATTCTTTAATTAATACACTATCAATCTTCTCTACGTCTGTTTCACTTGTAGCATGAACACAGAACCATACACTATCTTCTAGTGCGTATATAGAATGATTGACATCTTTTAAGATATTGATACAAGCAGGTGCTACATAATCGACAGTAATATCGTTATCAAACAAAACCCTGACCTTGCCCTTAGCTAAGATGCTTAGGTGGTCATAGGTGTGTTTATGTTGAACTGCAAAGCACGTTGCAGGTAGTTCAATCTGCTTGGCATATAAGCCATCAGAAAAGTGGTGAAGTGTGTCTAGTTCCATAGTTTTAAGCAGACCGGAGCCACATATGGACAACAACATAGGGCTGCAAGTTAGCATTGACTCCAGAGACACCTGTTGCATCTGTAGCTCCACTTAGACTGTGTGTATGTGTTCCTACCGGGCTTGTAAGAGCAGTCGGGCCATCCCCACCATTATAACTACGAATAAACTCTTGTGTGGCATTACCTCCAGTACCTGCTGTAGAATCTGTTGAGCCAACATAGTGATCGTGCGCCCCTGCTGCTGCCGTGGAACCCGCCCCTAAAGTGTGGGTATGGCTTACAACAACAGAATCTTTACTGCCCCCTGTCTCACCAAGAGTATCAAAGGAAGCATCTGCACCGTTGATACCTACAAGTACTTTACCTGTGCCGAAAGCAGTCCAAGTACCGAAGCCAATCAAAGTAGCTGGATTAGTAGCTACAGAGGCATTGGTATAGATAGAACCCACAGGATAGATTAGCTGCAAAGCTGCTGTTACAAAGGCTGTAGTAGCTAGTTGAGGAGTATTAGTACCATAAGCTGCTGTGGGTGCTGTAGGTGTTCCTGTGAAAGTAGGACTTGTTGTGTCAGCCTTTGTAGCCACCGCAGTTGCAATGTTATTAAACTCAGCGTCAATCTCAGTACCTTTAACAATCTTCAAAGGATTGCCCTGTGCTAGAGAATCCTTTGAAGCAAAGTTAGTTGATTTTACATAATTAGTCATCGTTAAATAATCTTTCCATTTTTAGCTAGAATCTCCAGCTTTTGAATACTAAGAGCAGAACCAGCAATATCACTTTCATATCCCGTTTGAATAACTTTACCGCTACCAGAAGGATATGCTACAATAGTTTGTAATGATGTTCCCGGAGAATAATTAGCTATATTATACTCGCTTACTCCATAATAAGCAACCCCTTGTGCAGGTATTTTAACATTCTGTGCAGAATAATTACCTGTGAAATCATATCCCCACTTAATAGTAACAAACTGATCGCTACCTCCAATAACAACCACAGATAGTTTCTTCAAGATAGAAGATACTGTTGGGGCACCTAAGTCAGTATGATTAGTGAAATACTGCATACGGTACGAAGATGTATTATCTAGGTAGCCAGTGTATTTACCTACATAAGCTACCTTGCCAACAAGCATTGAGTTATCTCGTAGCATACAGAATGAAGAAGGTTCCATTCCATCCCAAGTGGTTACCTTTGCAGCACCGTCTTGTAAAGGACTCCTCATATCGAAGCAGTAGACTGTCTTGAGGATTGGGAGTGTCAACAAGTAGAAACTCTCAAATGGGTTGTAGACGGACTTAATAGTTGTTAAATTCTCCCCAGCAACTGCATTCATTAAGTCAGTACGCACATTCTTACTCAAGTCCCTGAATGGAGCACTCTTCTCTTGGATGGTACGCATCACAGATCGTAGACCAGTGTTAGACAAGAATAAGACATCAGTGCCTGTGTACTGAATAGTATCACGAGCAATACAGCCGATGCCTGTGATTGTGTCTTCTAAGGTCATTGCAGCCAGAGTAGAAACTGGCCCTGTAATTAAGATGTTAGCGTTGTTATAAATAAGGATGTTATTACGTCCAAAGATAAACAAGTAGTTATTGTGTGCAGCCATTCCAACTACAGTATCGTTGCCGTTGGGCCATACGGTTGTGGTGTCTAGTGTACCAGCAGAGCCTGAGTTCCACTTATTAGGTGCATTAAGGTCGCTCCATTGAATGATAGACTTATCGGTAGCTGTGTCAACATTCCAGATACGCCCGAAAGCACTCATACAAAAGTTAGCTTTCTGAATTGTTCCACTATAGCCGGGAAGTTCACTTACTCGTCTGTACTGCGTAGTAGAGAGACTAGAATCAAACACCAGAGGGTCATGCCCGATCTGGAATGCAAATGCAGCTCCTCCTTGTGAACAGATACTCCAGTTGTCTGCTGTAATGACAGGAGCAGTTCCGCCACCACCATAAGTAATCTCAGTCAGTGTACCTGATACTAAACGAAATACTTTATTATTACCTGCACACATGACATAGGTTGAACCGTCATCACCAACGTGCTCACCGAGTGTACGAACTGCGAAGCCATCTAAGGCAGCATTGTAGACGTGCTGTGGAACCCAGCCCTTACGAGCACCAATGCGTCCATACTGGTCAATGACACAGTTGTTAGCCACTAAAGCAAAGCCAGAAGCTAGGTCTAATGAACTATCCTGAGTATTAAGACCATAGAAGCCCGGTGCTGTGATTGAGAATGTTTGTAAAGGTTGTGCCATAGGTTATACCCAATTCCATATATCTTCTTCAGGATAACGACTAGCCTCAATAGCAATAGCATCAGCTAAAGAACTCTTATACATTGAATATGCCTCTGAACTATTAAGTCCACCGTCTTCACCTCGTTCTACCAGTGCTCGTGCATAAGCAAGCAACATCACAGGTTCACGGACTACAAACATCCGATCTGCATCAACTACTAAATCAGGCTGCGGGATATAGAGATTAAAGTATATCTCATACGTTTTATCAGGGACAGGATACAAATCTACTTGTGTATCGCCTGCTGAAGACAGTCCGTTAAAGTTATAGTAATTAGGGATTCCCTGAGGTGGTACATCAGAGCCTAAGAACAGCTGAGTCATCTCTCTACTGCCTTTAGACGAGAGATAACAGCGTCCTGTCTTGTTATAAATCTCAATTACTTTAAAGCGAGACTGTGTACCTACCAAGGAATAGTTAAAGATTCCTGCTGTGGTATTTGCTGTTAGGGTAGTTGATAAAGAGTTCCAATTATAGGCATCCTCTACTTGTCGTTTAGCATCATTAATAAACTTACCGATTACTTTAGAAAGTATATTCTCATTAACAGCCCCTACTGGCGGCTCTCGCAATCTAATGAGCACATCGTTGACCATATCTAAGAATGTTGGAAGAGCCATGATTATTTCTTACCTTTATTAGTTGCTGTTCGTTGACCGCGCTTAGGTAAGTTCTTAGCCTCGCTGATTGCAATTGCAACGGCTTGCTTTGGATTAGTCACCACCTTTCCACCTTTACCTGAATGCAGTGTTCCTGTCTTAAACTCGTGCATGACTTTACCTGTCTTAGCAGCCATCTGTTTCTTTGTAGCCATATTACTTATCCTCTTTCTTTTCAAGTTTATCTTCAATGCGCCTAAGCATGGTGAATAATTCTCCTTGGAAGGATTTAAACTCATCTTTAGGCATATAGTTCTTCGCTATCTCTTCTCGTAGTCTGTATAGATCATCTTTAAGAACCTGTACTGCTGACCAAAGTTCCCGAGCAAACCACCCTGTTACAGAAGCTGCACAGCCGAGGAAGATATTAATTAAGGCTTGTGTTTCCATGTTATTCTATGTGCTTTCCAACAGGGTCAAAGTAGTTAAGCGGGATAGCCATCAGACGAGCTACAGAGCCTCGCCAATCGTCATTGTGAATCAGTCGCTCCAAACGTTTGCTGAATAGGTACTCACCTTTTTGAGGCCAGTCCCACATCAGCAAAGCAAGCTCTGAGTAGTTCGCCAGTACGTCCAGCAAGGCAGCAATGAAAGTCACTGGAGCCAGTAGCTTCCACCACCCACCACGCTCGTACTGAATGGCTATGGGGAACAGAAGGGCAAGCAGGATAGTCATTTGGGGTACAGCACTTTAACTGCGAGACAAGCATCTTTGTACGCTTGAATCTGTGCAGCATCATCCTTCACCAAGCCGTCAATCAGGTCAAGCAATGGTGGATAAGCCGCTGCTCGGAGTTCTTGGTAGGTTGGCGCTGGTGGGATGTCAGCGGGTTCTGGGGTGTTGCCTTCTGAGAGCCATGCGAGGTAGGCTGCATAGTCTGTGTTGGCTTCGTCAGCGGGAATGCTGGCGCTGTCGGACAGACGAGTGATGATGTCGGTATTAGTTAGTTTGTACATATCAGAGTTCCGCTGAAAGAAAGCCACTTGAGTTACTAAAATCGTATTGACCTGCTGTACTCGTAGTTACAGCATAAGTTACGGATGTCGAGACATAGTTGTACACACCAGAACCAGTAAAACCAGCACCAGTAATCGAAGCCGCTACGGTGGCTGTTGGAGCAGCCCGCATCTCAACATCAAAATACGCAGTGACATAAGCGGCACCCGATGTAGTTAAATAACCCACAGAGCGGATAAATGGAAAGGGTCTTCCGTATCGTTTACACAACGCCAACTCAGTGCCATAAGGACGGTAGTCGAAGGATGTGGCTGTGCTGCCTTTTTCTAGCTGCATATCACCAATAGCAAAACTCCTGCTTGTTATGGCCCCAACAGCATGGGACACCTGAACTGCCAAGCCGTTATTTGCATCACTAGGCCCTAGCGTTACCGTTAACGAAAAGGGTGTTAACACCGCATTCGGAAGCGTCAAAACGGTAGTTCCACCTATTTGAGTTACGGCATTGAAAATATCTTTTACGGTGGCTTTTGATATGGAAACGGTAGATGTTATTGAAGCACCCGTATCTTGATAAAGATAACCCGTAAAGGTTACTGCCTTTGAATTTAAATCAAGACAATTTAATGCTTCAATACGTTGCCCAAAAACGATAATTCCTGAACCCGTAGTAGTAACGCTCGTCAACCACTGGCCATACCCCGAGTTAGTACCAGATAAGGGCGATTGAACAATGCTGCCTGTTACTGTGGTAAATGAAATAGGAGCTACAAAGATTCGATCAGCACCACCATAAACAATCGTGTTATTGGCGGCTACCACATTACCTCGTTGCGCTACAAGACATGAACCGTTGATAATTCGGTTCTTAAACCCAAACCCTGTAGCCGCTGTGTTCTGGCTAGAGGCATCGTTAAACGCGAGGCCGTTCGTGCCGTTAATTGAGATACTCATTTATGCGCTCCTTACCATTGCTGCTTGGAAATAAGTGTTAGTAGAATTAGCAGATAAAACTTGTGCGGCTCCTGAGTATTGTGATAAATATACTTCAATGAAATCAGTGGAGCCGTTCATGTAGACAAGTGCTGTGATAGTTGGGTTGTACCATCCGTTAGCATTGCCAGACCCAGTATTTACCGCCTTAGCTGCTGATAAATTTTTATAGATAGCAATGATGGTAGACAGTGTCGCTAAGGCACCATTAAAAAATGCGCCACTTGTTATTTGATAATATCCGGCTACTGTAGGTGTAAACCGATAGTTCGTAGTTGCATCAAAACAGGTAGCGGTATCAAATTCTTTTGTTTGAAATTGAAGTTTTGTGGCGGTGGAAGTTGGAATGCTTTGAGCCACACTCTGATAAGCACTAAAGCAAGGCCCATTAACCGCCATAGTCGCCGTACTAGCAGGCACCGTTATCACAAAATTAGAGGCTGAATTGGTCGCATCTAATGTAACTGACCCGCCGCTTGCCGTTGATAATTTAATTTGTCCCATTTTGTTCCCTTGTTAATTTAGCTATTCGGATAGCTTCCCTATGCTCTGGAGTCCACGTAATACCCACATTCCAAGATGTTCCACCTTTTAATCCTTTATTCCAAGCAATTTGCCCTTTAGATGAAACACTCATTTTCTCCAAAGTTTCCTTAGATTTAACTCTACCCGTATTCGCTAAACTAATACGTTTTTTAGCTTCATCACTTAATGGGGGCGGTTTTTTACCCAAGTGCGCCAAACGATTCTTTTGGTTAGATTCCTCTAAGTGCTTACAACCTTTCCTTGGGGAAGGTCGGCCTAACGCTGCCAATCTGTTTTTTTCATTGGAAGCCGCACTGTGTTTCTTACCTTTAAAATGGGACACAGTTCCAGTAGTATCAAACCCACAAACCAATTGTCGCGCTTTGTTAAAAAACAGAGGGTTCCTTGCAATATCAAAACACTCATGCAAGAAAATCTCATGCTCTAACGCCACTTTTCGAGATGGCCATACGGCTAATATCTCTTTGGTAACGGTAACTTCTTTACTCTTAAGCAGTGGTTTTAGCACCGTTGAGGTACCCAGATATGCGTCCTCAGAAGCAAGACCATTAAACGAGCGAACCCCAACGTAAAAACGCATACCCATATACGGCTCCCTAGCGGCAAGCATATAGGTGTAGTGCTGCATTATTTGTTCTCCAGAATAGCGATGCGTTTACGCAGGGATTGAAGTTCGGCTACGAGGTCAGCAATGACTTCAGGTGTACTTGCTTGCATAGCTTGGTACTTAGGCTTGCCGTCTTCGTCGACAGCATCCTTCTCGCCGCTCACACTACCGGGGTACACCTCTTGGAACTTGTGAGCTAAGAAGCCACGGGTGTGTGAGCCATCGGCTTTCCATGTGTACTCAATCGGCTGGAGTGCGTCAATGCGATCACCAGCACCCGACACTGCACCGATAACTTCTTTTAAGCGGTAGTCAGAAGAGGTGTTGTAGAGAACTGCTGTCGTTCCTACATGGGTGATGGAACCAATTTCTATAGCCGAACGACGAAAACTTTGAAATACAGCGCCTGAAACAGAAGCATTGTTGTTTATGGCTATATACGTACCCGCTCCTGAAATGGCTACACCCGGCGCTGATAAAGAAGCCCCCCCCACCAACAAATTCCCACTAGCATCCAGCATCATCGCCTGTGTGAATGTGATGGCTGCGCCTGCTGTGCCGGAGGGGGCTGTGTACCAAGCAAACTTGCCAGCTTCGGAGGCTACATAAGTTGCATAATTTGTAGTAGCGTATTTAAACCCAGTGGCTGAAAGATAAGAATTAGTTGATATGTAACTATTTGCCGCGTCTGCAAAGATTGCTGCACCTGTGTTAACTTGTAGCGCCTTATACCCACCACCCCAAGCACTAGGAGTAACCCCCAAGCCGAGGTTGCCAGAAGCATCTTTAACCACCTGCCCAGAGCCAAGATTAACTACACCAGTACCACCCGTGAGTGTGCCTGTGTAGGAAAGGTTACCCGTGCTCACATCTGTGATTGCTGGGGTAGTAATCCCCGTAGTTCCATTTAAAACGATTGTCATGTTTGTTCCTTTACAAGATTACCCAAGTGCTACCGGAGGGCACGGTGACCGCGATTCCGGCGTTAATAACCAGCGGCCCGGTACTTGATGCGTTGTTGCCAGTAGTCAAGGTGTAGCTCACACTCACAATGGCGTTGTTCTCGTACATGATGGGGTTGCCACCACCACCAGAAGCACCACCCACGCCAGACCATGCTGTGCCGTTGTATCCTTCAAATTGCACGTTGTCAGTGTTGAATCGAAAGTAGCCTGCTGCTGGTGATCCGTTACGCTGGGCGGTAGTTCCTGAAGGAATAATCTCAGCACCTGTTGCGCTGGTCTGAACTCCCAGACTCACTAGAGCTGCTGCGGCTGTTGTGGCGTTTGTGCCACCATTGACAAAAGCGAGAGGAGTTGAATTCCAGTTTGTTGCCGTACCATTAGTTGTTAAGAACTTCCCGGTATTACCTGTTTGGGAAGGTGTAAAAGAAGCTGCAAGTGTTGCACTATTAGCTGCATTCGTTGCTGAAGTGCCTGCACTGGTGGCACTAGTGGCTGCACTAGAGGCGCTAGAGCTTGCATTGGTTGCGCTTGTATTAGCATTGGTAGCACTCGTAGAAGCATTAGATGCCTGAGTAGTTGCTGTGCTGGCACTAGAGGCTGCACTAGAGGCGCTAGAGTTTGCGTTAGTTGCACTTGTAGACGCGCTGGTGGCACTAGAGGCTGCACTGATAGCACTAGAGGCTGCATTAGATGCCTGAGTAGTTGCTGTGCTGGCACTGGAGGATGCACTGGTGGCGCTGGAGGCTGCATTCGATGCCTGTGTAGTTGCTGTGCTGACACTAGAGGCTGCACTGGTAGCACTTGCAGAAGCATTCGATGCCTGAGTAGTTGCTGTGCTGGCACTTGTAGATGCACTAGAAGCACTTGTAGATGCACTGGTAGCACTCGTAGAAGCTGATGAAGCACTTGATGATGCATTAGTAGCCTGCGTAGTTGCAGTTGATGCTGAACTAGAAGCACTTATAGCACTCGTAGAAGCTGCTGAAGCACTTGATGCTGCATTAGTAGCTTGAGTAGTTGCAGTCGCTGCTGAAGCTGCTGAAACTAATGCTGATGTGTTAGCGTTTGTAGCAGATGTTCCTGCGCTGGTTGAACTTGCTGCTGCTGAAATCGCTGATGTATTTGCAGCAGATGCAGAAGATGCTGCCGATACCGAACTAGAGGATGCATTAGAAGCTGACAAAGTAGCACTAGCAGCTTGGGTTGCTGCTGTGGTAGCTGAAGTAGTTGCTCCAGAGGCCGCTACAGTTGCTGTGTTGGCACTATTAGTTGCACTTGCTGCCGATGTTGCTGCTGCTGTTGAAAGAGAAGCTAAGAGCGCAACTTCAATGTCTGTTGTGGCATCTCCTGTGCCTCCTACTCCGCGATAGATACCCATTGTTATTATTCCTTAATAGCAGATTGTTTCTTTGAAGAAGTTACTTTAATAGATTGTACTTCTTCAACAACAGAGATTACTTCTACATATTCATCATGTTTACGCATCTCAACTGAATCTACATCATTGAAGGTAAACTCGTTACCTGTGTGAATACATTTAAATTTAGCCATTATTTCTCTCCTATTAATTCTTTAGATATGTACTCTGTTGTGTACATTTAGGTGTTTTTACCTAGAACTGTACTGTATCGAATACATATCTAAAAAGGGGAACCCTTATGTAAGAGTCCCCCTTGATATGCTACCTAGCGTTTAGGCTGGAACAACCAAGGCAACGGCAGCGCCATCACGCAGTTCTTTGAAACCGTAGATGGTATCAGCAGTAAACAGAGTACCGAGGTATTCTTGTTTGTACTGAGTCTGTGAACGAACAGATTGTTGTTCAGCCAACACTGCGAAGTCTTTATGACCAAGCAAACAGACACGAGCAGCAGTAGAACCGCTGGTTGTATCAGCATTTGAGGTAACGAACACTGGAATGCCATAGACATTGCCAATCTCACCATTACGGATAGTGTTACCACCACCAGCCTCACCGACGAATGCTTGCTCAGTAAATCGAGCAATACCCATCATCGTGTTACGAGTGGAAGGAGGAACCATCAGGAAGCGACCATCCATAGGCACATCAGCATCATCAAGACGCTGGATGGCACGACGAATAGCAATATCAGTCAGTGCGCCCAAGCCAGTGTTTGCTCCGGCAACATAGGCAGTAGTACCGTCAGCGCCGGAAACACCACCAGAGTAAGCAGTAGTGCCTGTACCGCCGTTAACACCACGACCAAGCGAGATCAGATCGAAATCAACCTGACGGGCGAGAGCATAGCCTGCATCTTCAGTGTAGAAGCTGCGGAGCGAGGAAAGAGCTTGTGTTTCCACAATATCTTCGATCAAGCGGCTATATTCATAGTGCTTGTCGATGTTGACAATAACTTCACCTTCAGTAGCAGCAATCAGGGTAACCTGAGCTTGTGCGCCTTTGAGAGAAGCATTACCACGGGTAGGAGCAGGAATGTGAACGGTGTCACCTTTCTTGCCTTTGAAGCTCATCTTCTTGATGAGGTTAGCCATAACCAGATTCTTCTGGTAAGAAGCAATGATTTCATCAGACCAGATAGCGGGGATGAAAGTTGCAGCGGTCGTCTTAGTGACGTGAGCGGTTCCGAGAGCCATTATTAATTTCCTTTAAAGAATGAATGTAATTTGTTTATTTAACGCGCCCATCAGCGTATGCCTGCATAATGTCGTCTGACAATGCTTCGTAACGCCTTGGGTCTGTCATGCGGAGCCTGATAAGGTCTGCACGACGATAGACTTTCTGTGAAGTCTCCCCTGTTCCACCAACGTCCACGGATGCAGCTTGCAAGTTCTTCTTCAAGGCTTGAGTGCCTTCTTCTTTTGCTTGATTGCTGCGAGTACCGCGAATCTGTTTGAACGTAGTTAATAGTTCATCGGCTGATTGAAAGTCGTAATTGGAATCTGCCTGTGCGTACATATTTAGACGCAACTGAGAACCTTTTACCCAATCAATGAATTCACCATCCTTAGTTACTTCTGCAAAGTCAGGGTGCTTCTTTTGGAGCATGGCCTGTGTTTGCATCTGCTTCATCTCGCGTGTAGCTTGTTTAGCAGCTAGTACATCGGGGTGGTTATCTACAGCTTGTCGAACTGCCTTCTTAGGGTCTTCAAAGAAATCAATCTCTTGATTATCTTCTACCTGAGCACTGGACTCTTTAGATTGTTTTGGATAGAGTTGTTGTTTAAGTAGTTCATCTGCCAACTTACGAACTTCGCCTACTTCTTGTGCCTGTCTACCGATCAGCTTCTCAGCCTCTTGGTGCATATTCACAATATCTTCAAGACTCTTGCCCGAGTATTTATCGGGAATCTTGGGTTTCTCAGCTACAATAGGAGCATCATCTAGCTCATTATTATTCTGTTCGTTTGGAGTATCAAATTCACTCTCAAACACTTCTTCGGGATCAATCAATGCCATACTGCTATACCTTTCCTGCCAATTACGGTTCTAGGATAATTAAAAATGAACTCCAAGAGATTATTCGCCATGAGAGGCGGCTCTTTTCTGTTCTTGTTGTTGCTTTTCAGCACGCTTTCGTACCCACGAATCTGCTGCGCCGGGAAAGTCTCCTGAGACTCCTTCCAACGTGACATGAGGCGTGGATATGATTCTTACCGCATCTTTGCTGCAAACTGAACATTTGCAAGTGCGAATTGTTTCATCAATAAACCGTTCAGTGATGTGATTATTTGAACACTTAAATTCAAAGATACGCCTCATGAGATTAAGTCCTCATAAGATTGTTCACACATTGCCTTACGATTTAAAACCAGATCAAGAATATCTAGCTGACCTTTACGGAAAAATAGATTGTTGCTATCTGTAGTAGCTGATATATCGTTGATACTGGATTTAAGTGTTTTGAAGTCTTCCATCAAATCCTTCCACCCTTGAGTGGAGAATGTGTTGAAAGAGGCTTCATAATATCGTTGTAACTCTTTATCCATTAAAGGAGAGCCTTTCTATTTAATTTGTCAAGTATATATTGTATCATTTATACAACACATTGTCAAGTATTATTTACTATTATTCGCTAAATAGTTAATAAAAGATGATTATGCCCATACTCGAATAGGTTGTTTAGGCTCTATACTGAAGGGAAGCAGAGTAATAAGCTGCTCTTCAGTAAGTTCCCCTCTAATATTAACGTGCCAGCCGGGAAGAGGAACCATTACTGGCCCTTCCTCAGTCATTTCAGTAGTGGGTTTTGAAATAACACCAATTACATCAGTGCTGCCTTGGAAGCCAGTCAACAAAGTAACTGCTTCATCCTCACTATTGAATTTTAAGAAGTAATCACTCATGCTGTAATTCCTTGTAGTTCTGTGTTAGATAAGCGGCGAGGAAAGTAGATGGTTTGCTGTATGTGGCCGTTCAGGTATGCACTACCATCACTTCCTATATTTAGCTGGAAGATTCCTGTAGGTATGGTTCCAAGGTTATCTAAATTTGACAATACGCCATTTCTAGCTGCCGCAAAATCATTTAATTTATATCCAAACGCAATTGACTCAAGTGCATTCGCTACGGGAGCACCAATAGCTAATGTGGACTGCGTAACACCTAATGCAGTTACCTGTGCATACGGCCCCGTAGAACCTGACGAATTAGACCCGAGAATAGCAAGCGAGTTTGAGGAAATTCCACTATTAGCACTTATAACTCGTGTACTGGTTGGTGAGGAGCCAGCTAAAAACTCACTATAAAAGCTACCCTCAGTCGGGTTATACCAACTACTGAAGTTATCCCCAACCATAGTTACAACATCGGCAGCACGAGTTACTTGGCTGTCTACTGTGGGGATGTAGCTGGTGGCGAAGGAGCCTGCTTCCAGTTGAGCGCCCCAAAGATATAAACCAGAACCGAGCACACCCGTATAGATTGTTGTAGTTTCCCACAACTGAAGCCTACATATCAAAGTTGCAGTGGTTTGCGCTGTAAAAGTCATAGAGACTCTGAACCATCCATTGGACAGTTCTTGAAATTCACTAGACAAATAGCCTGTTCCACTCGGATTAGAAATAGTCTTTGTTCTAGGGTTAAACACTAATGTGATATTTGCGGCCGTGGCAACGCGCAGATACAGGGATCGGTTAGCACTAAGTCCATCTTTAACAAAAACTGACCATGTGTATGTGGTCCCTGCTGTGACTGCTATAGGGCGGTCAGCAGCATAATGCTCACCTGTTGTTCCCGTATCCGTAATTAAATCGGCAGTGAGGGTATTGTTTGGAGCATTTATCGCATCAGGCGATACAGTAGTTCCTATGCTTGCGGTTATCACCTCACTATTAAGAGCCAGATTAGTCCTCTGCTCCTCAATTAACAATCCCTTCGGAGCCAGCGTCACAGGGTCGTAGTCGAAGCGTGGGCCGTAGTAAGCCGTTGAAGTAGGTGCTGCACCGGGGTTGTAGACGTAAGGGTCTAGGGAGGCGCTGTCTGAGAATTGAGCACCCCATAAGTAGAGTCCAGAAGTTCCGTCACCTGTGTAAGATGAAGGACTTGCATTGGAATTCTGACTAATACGAATTTGACGTGTTGGTGTTGCAGCGGCTTGTACTGTGAACTCAATACTACATCTGTACCATCCATTTCCAGCATTAACAATAGTCGCTATTGAATCTGGTGAGGGTGTCCCAGCAACTCCTGTAACCAAGTTAAAGCCCGCTATAAGATTAGCACCTGCGGGGCCAATGGCTGTAACAATTAACTGAAGAAAGTCTCTTCCCGCTGCTTTTGCATAAACGCTATAGGTTAAAACTTGCCCTATAACTGCTAAGCTAGTTCCACTCGGCGTAGTATAGTGAGGCCCTGTTGAGGTGTCTTCAATGAGCTTATCGGCAGTAAGAGAAGCATCGGGCGCAACTATCGCATTTGCTGTAACGCTTGCTCCTGATTTGCTCCAAGCAGCATTATCAAACTCTTGAGTAAACCCAAGCTGGTTCTTCATAGTCGTTGTGTAGTAGGGCTGGAGAGCGCCTATGTTGAGTTGAGCACCCCAGATGTAGATGCCTGAAGTTCCATTGCCTGTGTAGGATGCGGTGTTGTCTGCGGAACCGATAGAAATTCTCATACTTGGAGTTGTTGCCCCCGTTGCAGACGACACGGAAACAGAAAACCGCCGCCAACCATTACCAAAATTGGTCGCAGACGCTAAGGACACCGTGCCATTTGTTGTGCCTTGCGCCCCAGTTACCGTATTAAACCATACACGATTGTTGACGCCCGCTTTGTCTGTTAAGCCAACAGCAACCCAAGTACGTTCTGCTGATTTTACAAATACCGACACCGTATAAGTTGTACTATCACTGAGTGTTATTGATTGCAAGGTCAAATGACCAGAAAGTGCAGTATCTTCCACCAGCTTGTCAGCAGTCAAAGAGCCATCAGGCGCAGCCATACTATTGGTGGTTACTGTGCTATTGCTCTTAGTCCAAGCAGCATTGTCAAACTGCTCAGAGTAAGTAAGCAGGTTGTTCGGAGCAGACTGAATAAACCCATCTGGCCCTGTCACCGTGGCATCGGAGGCCCGTGTGAAGGTAACGCGTGAATCTAATGCTGCCCCATTAGTGAAGTCAAGCATCAAAGAAGCATCCCCTGCCATTGCATATCCATAAGGAATGTAGCCTACATCATTTACCTGCCAAGCATCAGCAGCCGAAGTATCTACATACACAGGTACATAATCGTTGAATGGCATACTTTTCGGTGTCAGCGTAACAGAAGAAACATTGATATAACCATTATTGTCATATGAGTTTTCAACACCTCCTGTTGATAACTTTACAGGAATATAGTCAGTCCAACGCTTGAGTCCAACAACATTAGTTAAGAAGGACACCCGCATCTGTGACTGTCCATTAGAAGCAAAGTTAGAAGGGTATGTTTGTGGAACCATTATTTATTTCCCATTTGTAATGTAGCAATTCGCTCATTGGATTGAATATCAGCAGCTTTAAGATTAACTGTTTTCTCTTTAAGCATCATCTCAGCCAGTTTCAAACGCTTCTCAAAGCTGTCACCTTGATCTAAGTTTGTAGCTGCTGCCTGAACCATACGAACTTGTTGTTCTTGTGGAATCATCTGAGTCTCTACAGTAATCTTCTGAGTCTCTGCCTGCTTCTTCATAGCACTTGCACTGACATCGGCTACTTGAGCTGCTGCAAGCTGTTGTGCTGCTTGTTGCTGTGCCTGTTGAGCTTGTGCTGCATTAGGGTCTGGTTGACTCATCTTCTCTAAGCCTGTCATCAGTTCAGCGCGGTTAGAAAGACTGGAGTTACCGAGAATACCTTTAAGCAACAAAGGCAATACAGGAGTATTAGGGCCAAGTGTCTGCAACAAGCCAATAAGCTGCTGTTGTTCAAACTCACGAGCCAATACACCAAGAGTATCTGTAGGCACAAAGACCATATCGACAGAAGGATAACGCTCAGGGTCAAACTGCATATAGCGATAGGCTGCTTTATTGATAAAAGGAATCATAAAGTCTTCTTGGAAGTTCACCAAAGTACGTTTGTACTTCTTGATGATACCTGCCATAGCCATCGACATCCCTTGCTGACCACCTTCACGAGGGACGCTTGAGGGCAATCCTGCGGAGTCTACAGTGCCAGTAGCTTGAAGCAACATACGCTCAAAGTTCTGAGCCGCCGCTGCTGCATTACCGTCTGTCTGTCCGAAGTGGAATGGAAAGATAATATCTCCGGGTGGGCCGTTAGTGAGAATAGCTTTACCCGGCTTAACTTCAAACTTAGCACCTCGTGGAAGCCGTGTAGCATCCATAGCGATCATAGGGGCTGTAGTGAGGGCTAGAGAATCCATATGAGCACGCAGTTGACCGTCAATGGCCTTCTGCATATTGTATGCCTTCTCTACAGTTCCTCGTCCGTGGAAGCGACCCGGTACAGTATCATCTTGGTAGGCGATTACAGGACGATCTTTCATCATGTAGGGGTTCTCTTCAGCTTTAAGGAGAACAGAATCGTTAGCAATGACGATAATAGCCTCTACAAGCCCTGAATAATCATCAGCTACAGAGTCTTCAGGGAACAGGTCTACAACCTCTTTACCGTCATTCTCCAGCCCTAAGAGGTACTCTTTAGGCACTAAACCGTAGTAAGTGATGATCTTAACCTTATCATCTTGATAGTTACGAAGTTCCTGAGTAGGTTCCAAGGAAGTATCGTCATATTCAGGTGTAATATCTACTTTCTTGTAAATACCGCGTTCCATACCTTCAATAATTTTGTGAATTGATACATATTTCTCAATTGCACATCCCATAGCTTCATCAATAGAGTCTGCATTAGGGTCAATAAGGAAGTTCTTGGGGTTTACAGGCTTAATTCGTACACTTGTACGCTGAGATTCTGTAACACCAATAGCTGCTGTGCCTTGAATACCCGGCATAGCCTGTGTAGCTGGCTTATATTGTGTTTCACTCTTGATAATGATCTCACCGATACCTGTACCGTAGATTTCAGCCATCAATTCAATGTGGTCGATACTTTTCTTGATCTTATCCTTCTTAAAGTCTTCCATCAACTGAGCTTTAAGAGCTTCTACGTCCATTGGGTTGCCATCTACGTCTTTCAAGTCATCTTGAATATCGAAGAATTCACCCTGACCGAAGATAGCTTCGATGATCTCTGCGTGCCGGGTCTCCACAGCCTGTTGAGTGGCAGGTGAGATGATACGGCTACGCTCTGAGTCACGAGTCTTGTCCTCTGCTGCCCACTGACCACGGAAGATACGCTCATACTCTTCCCACAAATCAAGGAAGTTAGAGTCTCGATAGTCGCGCCAGTGATCAAGATGGTCTACAACCCATTCAGTAAGCTCTTTCTCACTGTCCGTAGGTTCTTCCCACTCGGGCATATCCTTTTTACTTTTATTTGTAGCCATTTGTTCCTTGTTGTTAATTAATATCCTGAGATAATATCTAAAGTCATGTGTTCATCTTCTTCGTAGTCCTGCTGGTAACTACTGAGGGCGAGTTGGTCAATATATGAAAGAGCATCTATCAAGTCATCATGTACGCCTGAAGTAGGGAACATTACCATCTGGTCTTGGAACTCTCTCCAGTCCTCTTCAGGATTGAATGAGATACGTCCATGTTCCATCCGACCTTGCAAAGACCAGACAACTCGATCTACTTTCTTCTTGTTTCCGTGAGTAAGATCGTGGATGTGGCTGTACACATTGTTCTTACGCATTAGATCGCTTAGATAGGGCAATACAGCGTTCTTCAGAGCACCTCGCTCTATACCTACTGCTGTAGGCTCATAATCGCGTATAACCTTCAGAATCGTAACAGCAGTCTCTTTAATGTCCCACCTGCCATGTAGAATCTTATCTACCCACCAGTTACCATCATCTTCTACCTTTACAATAGCGATAGCTGTTTCATCTAGTCTCTTCTTAGATGCTTTAGCACCAGAGCCTACTTCTTCAAAGCCTGCCAAGTCAATAGCAACCACATACTGCCCATAAGTAGGTTCAGGCTCTTTCTTGAACCACTGTTCTTTGAAGAGGTCTGCTCCTGCTGTATCGAAGCTAGACAAATATTCCTGCTTGAATGCAAATGAACTCAGGGTTTTCTTTGCAGCGGCAATCTCTTTAGGGTCGATGGTTTCATTATCTGAAGTGGTGAAATGATAGCTTGTCCATTCTTCATCTCCGCCTTCATCTAAGTCTGCTTGGCCCATCTTAAATAGGTCATAGAACCAGTTACG